GGAAAGGAGAGTAATTGCTTAAACAGCGGGGAAGGACTCATAAATGTGCTTGGTGGCAACCAGATTGTAATCAGTACCAAAGATGGTACGGAGGTTGGTCAAGTAATAATGCCTAGAGGCATCATAAGCAGGAGCAGGATAATCATCAGACTCATATGGGTTGTAAGTATATGGGGACCAGATCATCAGCAAGCTTTCATTCATTCCAGGGACAGCATCAAGAGCAGCTTCATTGGCAGAACTATCAACAGTGCGAAATCCAAGAAAAGACTGGATATAGCGGATGACATTAACAGGAGTAATCTGAGTGAAACCAGGAAGGGCATCATTATCAGGAACGGCATTAACGTGTCGGTTTAACTGGGGGAGAAAAACTTTAGTTCTATCATGTAGCAGTGAGGAGGCTGGCAAACGAGGACGAGAGTTTGGGGGGGCACGATTCAACGGTGGGAGAGTTCCACCAGCAGCACGAGGGCGCCAGTAAGATCCGGGACGGACATATTTATAAGCGATGGCAGAGTCAGCAAACATGCAGTTTTGCATGCCAAGGGACTTTCTAGCATCAGGCATTTCAATAGTAGAGCCATCGAGTTCAAAAGACTCAATTACCTTACCTGTAAGAGTAGGAAGGTGGGCACTAGTCACGGTATCACCGGGAGTATCGAGGACAAGAACGCGTGGAGCAGCATGGCTTTCAGCAGAGAAAGCAACAAGATCTTCATTATCATGGCGGGGGAAGCCATTAGCAGCATCTTCATCAAGGCGGAGGCAGTAAGGCCAACGGCGGTAGAGAGCATGGTTTGCAGGTACAGTCAAGGAAGTAGCAGGAGCAGTAGTGGCAGCATAAACTATGTCGGTGATGAGGCGGGTATGAGGGATCTCAGCAGCAGGGCGTTGAAGGAAACAGATATCTTCAGCTCTAGCATCTTCAGTAACTAAATTGAAGGTGTTAGCAGTATTAAATCGGTCAAATTTTCCAGTAGTAGGAGTATGTGACCAAGTTGGAAGAGCATAAGTGGAGTAACCATGATGGATTATGGAGCCGGAGGAGTAATCAGCAACATAATTACCAAGCGTTTGATCAGATTTGAAAACATCTTTGGTAATAGCAATGATTGATTGTAACACAATTCGAAGTTCGCGTAGGTTAGGGGCCGTAGCGGAGAACATGTAATCATAAGCATTGATATGGTTAGTCGGATAAGTGGGAGCAGTGAATGAGAGAGCAGCAAGTGAAGCTCGGCGCTGGGAGTCGCGGAAAAGGACAGGATTGATAATAGAAGAAAAGGTTTGGTAAAACCTAGAGTTCATATAATTAACAGTTGTAGCAGCGGCTTGATCGGGAGTAATTCCAATCAAATCAGGAATTAAACACTGATAACCAGGAGCAGTTATAGTGTATAAAGTGCGAGTATACAAATCACGAAGGACATCAACTTTGGTAGAATTACCAGGGAGTGTAGCAGTACAGTCATGAATCGCAGCAAACATATTCATAGGAAAGATACGACCAAAGAATTGGTCATGATCAAATCCAGCAGCAGAAGGACTAAAGAACACATTTTTGGTTCTGTCTGTGTTAAATGGATGAAATTGGGACAAGATTGGCTTGAGAAATTCAGGGACAGGAAGGGTAGTCAGGAACTTAACAAAATCAGATCTCCAGGATGATTCAATCCAAACCCGGGCATGAACAGACCGGGTAGGACGGGTGTGTAGGTCATTAAGCAAGAAGTAACCATAGACGACAGTCATATAGTACATACACAAAGTGTAAGCAGATGACTTAGCATGAACGCGATAATCGGCAGCTTGAGCATGGATATGAGCGTAATGCATAATAAACATCAGTATTGGGGTGAAATTAGGGAGTACATCAATAACCCATAGATTTGAGGTATCAGTGTGAGCAGCAGCATTGGAGCGGAGCAATTCCATAAAGTTATCAGAAGGGATAGGAACTTTGGTGTCTTGGAAAACGAGGTTAACATTTTGGTTCTTAATAGTCTTAGTAGGAGGAAGGGTCTCTTCAGTAGACATCTTAATTATTAGAGCAGAGGTTGTGTGAGAACTTGATAATTTAGACGAATGTGAATTCTTAATTTCTTGAGGCG